CGTCCATCAACACAGTAAGAATCTGACCACTATAATTCTTAAGTGCTCTTCTTTCAGTGGAGTATGAAACATCTCTGTCTGGAACTGTACTGGAAAGATTTCCAGCAACAAATCCAACAGTAGACTTTGTGATGATATCGGCAGTAGCAGTGCTGATAGGACCGAATAGGTATGTCTTTGCACTGAATCTCAAAGTATAAATTAATGCTCTTCTTGTAGTAAAATCACCTTCATAATCATCTTTTGAAACAATGCTTTCAAGAATAACTGGTATATCTCTTTTTTCTCCTATTGTTTCCAATAAATTGATTGTCATATTATAAGATGGTTGAAAATAAGGAAGAATCTGCTCAACGATCTGGAGCATATCATCATTCAATTTTGTCATAATTGACAACTCAAAAGTCATATTATATGGTACTGGCATATATGCTTTTGATATAGATGTCTTATCAGCAGATAATCCTTTTGTAAATCTTTGCGTAGTAGTGACTTTTCTTGAGGGATCATATTGCAATCCAATAAACTCAAATGACATCCTCGGCAAAGTAAGAGCAATAGATTTGTTTAAATCTGGAGATTGCTTAAGTCTGGCTAAGAATTTTTGAGTTGGACCATAAGCCAAAGGAACTCTAAGTTGAGATGTTACTACATCATCAGCATTGTCATGTTTTATTTTAATGTCATTAAATAGAGAACCAAAAGATATAATGGTTCGTCTAAAAATTTCGTGATAAAAATATTCAAACATTTTTTTAGAGTCCTCTTATATTTTATTTATCAAGGCATCCCAAAGGGATTTATTTCGCTAAAATCGATTATACCATCTGCTGCTTCTTCTATTTCATCATTTACACCAAACCCACCAACAGTACCAGAACCAGTATCAGCACTAGTATGAGCTGAAGAGAATAACTCATAACTTGCGGAAGACGCTGTTCCAACAATTGTTTCTCCAACATCAAAATTGCCAGTATAATTTGAAACTTCTAATCTTCTTGTTGATTCTGTCCACTTAACAACTCTGGCAGTAACACCAGAAGTCTGTCCAGTTACTATTTCGTTGAATGAATAAGATCCTGATCCTGTAACTGGTGGATTAGCAAATGTGATTGTTGGTGGTGTAGTGTACCCAAGTCCAGAATTTGTAAGACGAATTTGACTAATTGTTCCCGCAGAACTAACAACCACTGTTGCTGCGGCGGATACAGTAGCAGAACCAGTAAAGGTTACTAGTGGTTTAGATGCCACTGTATATCCAGAACCACCATTAGTTATGGTAATAATACCAACTACACCATCACCAATTGTCGCTGTTCCAGCAGCACCTGCTCCACCTGTGGGTGGTGCAACAAATCTTACTCCAGGTGCTCCTGTATAACCCATACCTGGATTTAATATCTCAACACTTTGTACTGATTTGTTTGAAGGATCAACATTCAAATTACATGCAACAACACCACCAATCATAGTTGCTGTACCAATACCATTGACTCCTGTTGAAGGAGCAGATGATATTGCAACTCGTGGAGTAAGTGAATATCCACCACCACGATTAGTTACCGTAATAAATCTAATAGCACCATCAGCAACATATCCAGTATATGCTTCTGCTCCTGTACCAAGACCAACCATAGTCAATGTTCTAGAAGCAACTGTTCCCGCAACAATATCCTTAGTACCGCTACCTTCACCTTCTGAGTCTATAAATCCGCCACCACCACCATAACTACCGCTAGAACTATCTCCGGCAAGAACATCATCAATAACTCCAACACCTGTATCAATAACTTCATTCTCATATCTAAAGAGTTCACATTTTAATGTGTAAATATAATTCTTTTTAAGTTGGAAAAATGGTTGAGAATGTTCAACATATTTAATTTCAAATAATCTATCGCCTAAAGGAAAATAAATTAAATCACCTTCTGCAGGTCTGGTCATTATCTTAATACCATCTTGTCCATCTGAAAGTGGACTTATATATGATTCAAATCTATCTTTTGAAATTGTTAAAGTTACTTCATTAATTGCCTGAATACCAAACTTTGATAGTAGTGTAGTTTGATCTCCATATCCTTCATAATTATTAAGATATGCTTCTATAGGATATGCATTATCAAATTTTGATGCTATAACTTCTTGTATTACTGTTTTCTCTGTTATATATTTTCTGGGCATATAATGTACTTCAACACCATACATCCTCAACTGTTCGTTGATTAAATCTTGTACTAAATTTTGCTCTCCAGGAGAACCTTGTAGGAAAAATGAATTTAATACCATTATCCTATCATATCAAGAGGTGGTAGTTCATAAGTGTTGGACATTTTTTCCATGATGGAATCTAAATCTCTTTGAGCATCATCATACATTTGTCTTCCATTTAATTCGATTCCACCCGGAAGTTTTACTCCTTGGAATTTCATCATATTTTGACCCCACTGCTTCTTAATCAATGCAGTCAAATATGGTTTTATAAATGAATCATTCCATACTTTAGCATAATCATTTGGATCTAATGTTGCATAACAATCAATAATCAAATAATCATCAACGGTTAAAGTAGACCAATCAATATCAAGATAAAGTCTATCTTGTCTTTTATTAAATCTAATTTGCTTCTGTGTGGTTAATAAGAAATCCAAATCTTCAAGATATGTCTTAACCATAGCATAGGATAAGAGTTCAGTAGATCCCCAATAGTAGATATCATTTAAGAATAACTGATACTTCACACTGAACATATTATTAGTCATGGTGTTACTTCCATCAAAATGGAATAACTTAGTAACTCCTATTACATTCGGTGGAATCTGTAAGAAATTGCTATTTTCTTCATAAGAAAATTGAGTAGTAGCAGAACCTACAATTGTAGCATCTGCAGTAACTGTAGATATTCCTATTTTACCATTACTTCCGCCATTTGCTCTTCCTCTATCAATATCATCTTTCGTTACTTGATACTTATAAAAAGTTTGATATACACCATCAAAATGTCTTTCTTGAAAAAATTGGATAGCATCATCCATCAGATCATCAATTTGCTCATCCGCAACGTTGATCTCTAAAACTGGAGCACCCAATTTTCTTTTACAATAATCAACTAATTCTGTTCTGGTAGATGGTTGCGCCATTTACACACTTTCCTTTATTGATATTTAGACCGAACAAGCTGGTGTAATAAATCCTTAATTTCAGTGATCTCACCTTTTAAGTTAGCAAGATCTTCTTCCATACTTTGAGATTTTTGATCCGTTTCTTTGTTAGCATCACGTCTCGCAATATATTCATCATAAGCAGATTGATTGGTGTTTACAATGCTTTGCGTTTGAGGATCTCTCATCAAATTTGAGTGATCCTTTACTTTTACGTATTCCATAATTAAGCAAGTGCTATTACTCTTAAATCCTTAACTGAAGGAGCATATACTTGACTGGTTGAAGTTAATACAAATTTAATTCGATATGCTCTAAATGAAGGCAACTCTTTTGAACTAAATGTATATTCCGACCAAGCATCCGCCATAGAACCTTCAGAAGGAAGTGGAACATACACATCAGAACGACCACTACTATCCTCAAGTTTGATCATCTCACCTCTATCATCTAGATTATCATATCCAGGGAAAGGTGTAAATACTGGATCAAAGTTATCCTTCTCACTTATTGCATAGAAAGCACGAATATCTGTATAGGTATTCATATTTGCATTTATCATAATTTGTAATGAAGTTGCAGAATTTTCAAGATTAATTTCTTTAGAAATATACTGCATTGCAGTCGGATCATTAGTTAAAGAATTTGCTCTCTTATCTGTAGCATAATTTTCAATTACACTATTAACTCTACTTGATGTTAAAATAGTATTAACTCTTTGAGTATCAATTACCGGAGATAATTTTGTATCAGAAGATTCTAATATAACACCCAATTGGAATGATTTACTACCAGGAAGAGCAGTTAATTTATTGTTCTGATTAACTTCGGAACAAATAATTCTAGGAGAATCAACATAATTTTGTTGATTTAATGTAATAGTTTCCCATCCTTTATCTACAAAAGGAATCTCATTTCCACTAACACTCTTTCCACTTACTGTCCTAATCATACCACTTAAGGTTGTTCCGGGGACAGTAACATTCTGGACCATTGGTGTAATAATTTCATAAGGCATATTTTGAGTTGCCTTAATATTTCTTCCGCCACCAGACTTAGTATTACTTATATAAAGTTTTGGCCATCCAGAAGAAGGAGTTCTATCAACACCACCAGTACTCATACCAACTTTAATATTATAAGAATCAAAATTGATCGCATCTGAAATTGTTACGTCACTTAATTCGTGCGTCTTGTTAATTCTCTTAAGTGAGATTCCATTCAATTCATACTTATAAACTGGTGTTCCTGTTGGATAATCTTTTGGAGTATTTCCTCTAGTAATTATTCCACCAATAGCATTTGAAGATGCTGTTGTGAATCCAATAATTTCATCACCGATACGCAAATAACCAGCATTTGTAGTACCAACACCAACATTTTCAAATGATTGGAAACTAGCAACCGACTCAACTGATAAAGGTCCATTATTAGTTGCAGCATATGGTGAAGTTAATTTCGTTGGTTTGAAGTCTGATTCAACACCAGATATTGTAACCAAATTATCTTCATGATACATTCCGTGATTTTTATGATTTACTTTTATATGTAATCCATCATTTACAACATAAAGATTATTAAATTGAACACCACCAACATCTGACATATTAGACATTGTTGAACCACTACCTGCCCAATTTAATGCTGTTGTTATTCCTGATCCATTAATAAATTGAACAGTAGATGCCGATCCAACAGAAATAAAGTTTCCTTGAACATTATTAATAATAAATTCATTAGTACTTCCAATTGATGTGACAGATAGTCGTAATGCAGTACCAACATTATTACTTCCAATAGTAGTTACGCCAAGAGTATCACCGATCAAATATCCAGATCCACCTGCTAAAATAGTTGCAAATCCAACTGTTCCATCAATTTTAACTTGAATATCAGCAGTTGCATTACTACCATCTCCAGTAAGTGTTGTTAAATTAACTCCAGGATAAGTAAATGGACCAGTGTATCCAATTCCAACATTAATAACATTTAAAGTTCCTGTCGCACTACCAGCAGCTCCAACATAATTACCAGTTGCATTATTTCCTGTCTGACTAATAATATTACCAACAGAAAGATCTGGATCATTAATTGTTGTGGAAAGTGCAACTCTTACTTTTCTTGAATTCATAGACAATGAATCATCCATCAATGTTGGAATTTGTCCATTTCCTTCACTTAATGCAGGATTATAAAACTCAACTGTACCTTTATCAACAAAATCTGCTCTATAAAGAACAAACTTCAAGTCTTCCCATTGACTGGGTTCCCAAGTAGAAGCATTCTGTGATTTAAAGAGTGAACCAAGATATGGTTGGTTTGAGATAAATGCATCAGTTAAGAGATCATTTTCACCAATTCTAGAAATATAAACGCTATACTTAGTAGAATTTGATGCTACACAAATAGCATATTCATCATTTCCGTCAAGATAAACAGGAGCATCAAATACAAATGGTGTCGCAACAGATCCATCTCCAGAAGTAGTAATATCATCTGGATTTAAAATAATTTCGGAGAATGGTAAAACCTTTTGTGTTGGTGTTCCCTCCTTCATTGTTCTAATCTGAAGAGTTACTGGAATATTATCATCATCCTTACTCCTAAAGAATATGTCACATCTTGTAATAAAGATACCACCTTCTTCATCAACTAAGAATGATTGCGCCAAAGGATCATAATATTGAGTCATACTATGACGTGATGTATGACTACTCAGAGTTCTAGTCTGAATAACTTGCATTCCAGTTGTTCTATTAACTGCGTGATCTTCAAATTTAAGTTTATTTTGAACTCTTGCATTCCTCACAGAAATAATATTTTCCTGTACTGTTTCAAGAGTTCCTGTTGCATTGTATCCTTCTTCAGAAATTGTAGTCGCAGTTTCTTGATTGTTTGCGCTATCATTAACAAAAGTAAGTACTTTTGTTCCCGCTTCAAATTTTGGATTTGTCTCAATATTCGGATTAGGAATAAAGAAACTACCATTTAAGTCTGCAGCTATATCAGAAATCAATCTATGGTCTGTAATTGTTGCTTGAGCACCACTTGTTTGCCCAACAAGAATCATTCCTGGTTCAACCCAACCAAAATACTCACCTTGTGCCTGTTCTTGTAATGAGAATGTATCAATATTCAAAGTTGTTGATGATGATGAATAAGATTCAGCAAGTGGCCGTGAATTATATGGGTTTTGCTTATATGTGGTTGTAGGAAAATTATATTCACCAGACTTATGATTTGATCGTGCAGTTCTGAATGTTATTTTTGGACTTGATGCTTCCCAATTAGGTCCAACACCCATTCGCTGTGCAGTTCCAATTACAGTTTCTCCAACATCAAATGTGCCAGAAGTCATAGAAATTTCAAGAAGTTTTGGAACACAGAATCTAGTTACATTCATTCCATCAAAGAAAGCAAACATTTTTGTAAGTGGTTTAACTTTCTTATTAACAAATTGAATATTTCTGGACCTCATATAAGGAACAGCATCTCTACTTACAACTCTATCTCCAACAGAAGTATTATCCCATTGTTCAGTAACACTAAGTCTACTTCCAGTTCTTGATCTTACACCAGTATCTCTTTGTTCTCTTAACGTTTCTTGAATAACTGTATTTGTCAGTGTATAATTAATTGTCCGTTGGCGAGCCGTACCACCATGGCCACGATTAGATGGTACTCTACCACTCCTAATCGTTCTGGTTCTTGTGGATGTCGTAACATCACTTCCCGTCCAATTGGTTTCCCATGCATTCCAAATAGTAGGAGCAAATCCAGTTTGTGGATCAACATTATTATTTTCAACCATCTGTCTCATGGTTTCATTATAATCACCTTCAGCTTTAATAATCTTTGCTTCTAATCTTGTAGTATCAATCCAAGTATCTGTGGCAGGTGTTAATGTAAGTGAACCTTGCCAAAAACTTACCAAAAATGGTGTTACACTTTCAGTTCTAGTAGCAAAATTTTGAGATAACCATTCAACTTCAGCATAATCAAGAGTAATTACATCAGAAGTTTTTCTTATATTAATACCTTCGGGAGACCTGAATGCTAAATCCTCTGTAGGATCAACATTAACAACAGGACCTTGAATAAGATCAATTGAATTTGTATAATGTTGAGGTTTTAATGTTTTATTTCCAATATCAATACTATTTTTATAAGGAAGTTCATTCTCTTGAGTTCTTGCATTAGTAAAGTTATCAACAAAGAATCCAGATTTAAATCTATTCAAACCTTGACTATCAGCAACAAACATATTAGCAGTGTTTGTTTCAAGTAAACTTAATGATGTATAATATTCAAGATTTTTAATTCTCTTCTCAAGTTGTCTAATATCGACCATTCTATATCTCTTATGCTCCATAAAATCAATTGAAGCTTGAGAAGGTTGATAAAGATATGGAGGAAGATTTATTCTTGCAATTTCAATTGCATTATCAATTGGTACGGGCAAATCTGGAATTTCTGCTGAATCTCCATATTGAATTTGGAATTTTCCATCCTTAGTGAGATAAATTCTATCTATTCTTGCAAGATAGAATGAATATGTGAAATTAAGAGATTCGTCTGATGCTAAAATATTTGCAGCAGAATTTCCTGCTTCATTAAATGTTCTACCATAAAACTCAAACGGAGACCTTGCGTCTGCAGCAACTGTATAAGTAGAAACTTTCGGTCTAATATCAATAATATCAGTTAATCTCTCTCCATTTATAAATCTAATGTCAGTAGTATAATCAAATGATTCGGTGTATGAATCAACTGTTGTAATATCTCCATCATCGCTGGAATCATAATATCCATTTGAAAAATAAATTTTCAACTGCTTTGTAGGTGCTTCAAAATCATCTTTTCTGTTTATAGATCCATAGTCATAGAAAGATCCACGCTGTCCAGCAGTATAACTATAATGTTTTGAAATATTAAAACTAGATTCATTTAATTGGGAAACTGTTGCTTGAATTTTAGATTCTTCAAATTTTACAACTTCACCTTCTCTTAAATTATATGAATTTTTGGGAATAAATGCAACTTGAGAATCTGTAAGTTTTGCCGCAACAATACCAATTGCTTTACTATTCTGACCTATAATTTTTTCACCAAGTATGAGATCTGTTGTATTACCTGCAGGTCCAGAAATAGAAGACAATATAACCGTAGGCGCAGAAGGTTCTGTAATATCTGTTGATTCATAAATGCCATGAACTTCAACAAGATCAGCAAGATTTAGTGAAATTTTATCATCTTGAACTCTTGTTCCATATGGATAACTACCATATGTTAATCCATCATCAAGAGTTCCATCACCAGAACCAGATCCTTCAAGAGTGGATTTATCAATTATAACTGTATTAACTCTATTTTTTCTCTTTTTCTTTGCTTTGGGTTTAGTTTTCTTCAACGTATATGTTAGTCTTGCTGCACCATCAGCTGCTCCTAAATTATAAATTTGAAGTGATGTTGAAGCAGCACTAAATCCAAATTTATCTGCAGTTAATAGTTCTGTAGATCCATCGGACCTAATCAATGAATATCTTTCTTCATCAAATGGTTGGAAAGTTTCATTTACACCCGCAGTAATAGGTGTTGCTAATTGATTCCCTGCAATAGTTACTGTCTCAGATTTTCTTATTATGATATAAGAATCTTCAAGATTTACTGTAGAGATATTTGCTCTTGGAAGTGCACTATAAAGTGTATTATCGCTAGAAGATACTAATTTTGTTCCTATCACCTCAACATCATACAGCGTTGCTGCAGTTGCTGGTAGTCCTCCATCACATATATCAGTAACAGTAGTAACACCAGTAAGTGTTATGGCAGTAGAACCAACACTTACAACTTTAGCATATTTCGGTATTTCAGTACCTACTGCTCCACCACTAACATAAACAAAAGAATTGTAAGAAATTAAATCGCCATTATAAAGACTACCAGGAAATGCGCTATTTGAACCATATGCTGTACATATTCCTTGTCCATCAACCCCCGGAACAACGTCAGTAGTAGTTACAAGACCTATATTAAACTTTTTAGACGGAATTGTATCAGCACTAAATGTAGTTCCTACACCAACAACTCCACCAATATTTCCATGGATAGATGCAACATCTGATATTCCATAATTCGTGATAGCAATTGCAACTCTTCCATTATCAGTTCCATTAAACTCAAATGCCTCATTCAGCATAAAAGTTCCTGATTTATCATAAAGATCAAGAACATTAGTACCACTTACACTATCTTTAAGATATGCAGTCGCATCACTATTTTTTCCTTTTACAACAACTGGTGTGGTTAATGTAATATTCTCATTTAATGTAACCTGTGTAATAGTCTGAACATCATAAAGAGCAATGTTCCACTCATTTAAATCATCATTTTTAAGACTATATGAACCAGATTCTAATTTAAAATCATAAACTCTTGCTAGTCCAATTTCATTTCCTGCTGGTGTAGTTTGTGCGGATCCTACTCTAGAATCTCTTAAACTAAGAACATATGTATTACCTATTCCTACAAGAGGAGTTCCAAAAACTCTATTCAATCTTATTGTAGATCCAGTATTATAAAATAATGCTTCATCTTCAATAGTTTTTGTGACTCTTGGTTTTGGACAATCTGCATTAGTCGAAGTAATGGTTTCAATTTCATACCCTTTAACAAATGCCTTTCCTGGAGAAATTTGATATAATGCTAGATCATCATCTACCGGAGTCCCTGCAGAAGTAAGTTGTCCTTCCTCCAAAACTCCATTATTACCCATATTATCATTCAGGGATTCTCTAACCTTAACATCAAAAGGAGTTATAACATAATGACCCGATTCATCATATGTTCTTCTTGCTAATTCATCACTAACTACAGAATATTGAGTTTCTACACTTTTTGTTCTTAAAATACCATTTTCAACAACTGCTAATTCAATGAAATTTTGGTCATTTAAATTAGTTAAAGGTTTTTTGAAAAGCGATACCGATAGTCTGAGTCTATCAGCACCTGGAGCAGCATAATTATTAAATCCGGTTGAATTATCAGTTAAAGATTCATCTTGATCAGAAGTAATAATTTCTTCGTTAATATAAAAACCTATTCTATAACTGGGAGTATTAGAATATTGATCAAGAACTAAAGTCTCATCATCTATATTTACAAAATTTCCTCTAATAAAATAGACACCATTAATGATTGAGAAAGAAGATCCTACTGAAGATGCATTCGTAGCAGCAGTAATTGCAAAAGTTTCTCCAGGAGCAAATGAACTATTACCAAGGAGACCACTTAAAATTTGAACTTCTGAGCTCAATGATTCACCACTGGCAAATACAGAAGTTGTATTATCTTGATTACTTGAAGCAATATAAGTTACATATAATGTTGTATTTCCTCTCTCCGAATCGGATGATAATAAAACACTATCAACAACAGCAGTTACTCCAGTTGTCTTACCAGTAATTTTTGATCCTATTAATTGATCAGTATAAGCATCTATTGGAACTCCCTGATAAGTATTATTGAGTTCAATAGCATGATAATTTCGATTATAAGCAGTATTACCTGGTATTACTTTCGCACCTTCCTTAAAGAAATGTTGTCCAAATCTTTCTATTTGATTTTGTAAAATAGATTGAAGAGATGTTAATTCTCTAGCCTGGACGGGGTATCCAGGCTTAAATAACACTCTATGAAAATTGTCAGTGGGATCAAAATCATCATAATAAGGTGATACGTTTAGATTTGTTATTTGAGACATAATTCTTTAGAACTGCAATATAACCTTGACATCTTCTTTTTGATTGGCAGACCGCGTGACGGATGGTCTATTATCCACATAAATTACGTTACCAGAATCTTTTGTGACTTCGGGATCTGCAATTCCATTTACAAATGATTGACCAAGGTAGTATGTCCTATTATTTATTACGGTTGAGACACCAGTAAAAGTATCATCGATTGACAATCCTTCGACAACTGATCCACCAATAATAGTTAATGCTCCGCCACTACCAGGAGATGAAGAGAACTCATTTTGAACAAATCCATATTCAGGATTCGTTATCGCAACTCCAACAGTATTAAATCCTGACATTGTTCTGTCTTGCCAGACTTTTAATACTCCCGTTGCTTGATCATAATTAACAACTCTCGCAACAGCAGTTGTTCCTGTAGAAACTACTTGAGTGACGAAAGAATCTGCCGCAAAAGTTGCTGAACTATAACCAATTCCAGTTAATCTAAGAGCTTGAACCGCACTGGCTTTATCAAGTGATAAAACTGCTGAAGATCCATATGCTTTAGGATTTTCAATAATACCAACTCTTGAAACTTGATTTCCTGTAATAAAATCCGGATTTTGAATATCATTTTCAAATCTAGAGTACATAAGGACATTTCTTGAACCCAATTCTCTGTAGACATCAAATCCATGCCCACCTTGCGGAGGAATAATAACATCAAATGATGGTCGGGTAATTCCTGTTGGAACTCCACCTTTAACTAAATCAATATTTCCCCACGTATATCCAGAACCTTGATTTGATATAACCACAGAGTCAACTTGTGAATCATTATTAATAGAAACAGTACATTCTGCTCCTGTTCCATCTCCATTGATTGGAACTTTTGTATAAACTACACCAGCAGTTCCAAGACCAACTCCTCTATTCGTAATAGTGGCAATTTTAAGAGATCCACCAACAGCATTATTACGAACTGAACTATATGTATCCGAAGTTGCCCAATCACTAGGAACTGGTAAATAATTAGTTGAATCAAATTTTACAATATCTGAAGGATTAATTGTATAAAGATATTTCCAAACATATCCATCACCACTAGTACCTGCCGTTCTTGGTTCTAAATCAATAAATTTTGGTTCATCAAGAGAAGGACTTCCATTTGGAGTTTCCGGTGTAGTGCCATTTTGCAAACAAGCATAAACTCTATAATCACTATTCATTACATAAAATGACGATCCATACAAATTAGTCGAACCCGATATTGGAGCAGTATTAGAAACACTGTAATCGTGGCGATACATATCATATTTGTTACCAGATCTCCAAGCAATTTTGGGAATTACTAGTTTAACATCGCCAGAATTAATCTTCTTCAGTGCAATAATTGTTTCCCAATATTCATTTTCATCATCAAAACTGTCAATAGGAGCAGGAGGACTATTATCCCAATCACTCTGAATGTCTGACGGATTTGGTAAACCAATAAAAGAATAATACGAATTATCTGTCGTGGTTATTCCAGCAAGAAAATTCCTTGCGTTCAAAATTCTAATTTGGTCGGTTATAATTGCGGCCATTTTTTATAATTTTTTAGTTATTTATGGTACGAGAACTAAGTGGGTTGTACCTATTCCCACAACAGTAAAGAGGAGATTGTTTCCAGATATTGACATTTGGACTGCTGTTGTACCAGAACCAGTAATGAATCCACCTTGTGCAGTTACAATACCACTAGTAACTACACCGTGAGAATAAGCAGTAAGAGAAGTTCCTACTTGTACATCACCAATCACAGTACCGTCAAAGTATTTACCAATAAAACTAGTAGCAGTTACAACACCAGCAACTCTAATACCTCCAGAATCTGTAGTAACAGCAGAACCTACAAGAGTTGATGTTGTGGCAGTAATAGTTGGAGAAGTAAGACCTACAACAGTAGCAATACCACTTATACTAATACCAGAAGCACCAATAGTAACTGCTGATCCAACTACAGCAGAATCCATAGTTACGGATCCAGCTAAAGTAGAAACACCTGCTACATTAATTCCTGTAGGCGCAATAGTTACTGCAGTGCCTACTTCTACAGATGTTGTAATAGTACTAATTCCTGACCTGAAATTAGCAATAGTACCCATTCCAGTAACATTAATATATTCAAATTCATTAGGCATTCCTGCTGTTGCAGCTTCAATGGTTGCTGTTGTGGTAGCATCTATAGCAGTTACGCCACGAAGATCCACAACAGTAGCAATACCACTTATACTAATATTTGTAGCACCTATTCCACCTCTTACATCTAATAAATGAGCAGGAATAGTACTACCAATTCCAACAAATGATTCTCCTATGGTAATAGCACAAGTACTTCCCGTACCAATTCTTAAAGTAGAACCATCACCAATAGAAGAATAAACTTCATCAAAATTGGCATTAACTTTTCCACCACCTAATCTCAAGCCATCGCCTGTTCCATCATTAGCGGAAGAACCCGTATTTATTCCTAACTTTGCCATTATGAACTCCGAAATAATATAGAATCCATGATCACCTGATATATGGTTGCTGTTGTGGTAGCATCTATAGCAGTAACACCACGAAGATCTACAACAGTAGCAATACCACTTATACTAATATCTGTAACACCTATTCCACCTCTAACATCCAATAAATGAGCAGGAATAGTGCTACCAATTCCGACTTGAGATTCTCCGACAGTTATAGCACAAGTACTTCCCGTACCAATTCTTAAAGTAGTACCATCACCTATAGCAGAGTAAATTTCATCAAAATTGGTATTGACTTTTCCGCCACCTACTTTCAAGCCATCGCCTGTTCCATCATTAGGAGCGGATCCCGTATTTATTCCTAACTTTGCCATTGGTTAATTGACCTTTTACTAGTTATTTAGATTTTAAGCAATATAGTCTTTATACTTCAGTGGTATATTCCTCATCACATAAGAAGAGGTTGGAATGCCCGATACTCCATTTTGATTATAGAATGGGAACTCTTGTGTTGATGTCCTTGCATCACAATCAATTCTACCCCAACTATAGACTCCATAATAATTGCGGAATACAAAATTATCAAAATTCGTAGTTGTAGAATCAAAAGTAATTATTGTTTGATCAAAAGTAGTTAAACTAGTTGAATAATCATATCCACCATAATCTGAAACTCCAACAGTAATCTCTCTAACAAAGACATCACCTATACCATAAACAAATTTCTTAACTGTTTCTGATTTAAGTGCCCTGTATACATTATCAAGAGCAGTTGTTCCAACACCAACAATATCCGATGAAGTATATCCAGATGTAGTTAAGAATCCAAGAGAATCAGAAGGTCTGCCAATATTAGATTCTCTAACGACAAAGTAATCATTTGCACTTATTTCACTCACAGTAACCGCAGTTCCAGTAACTACAGTATCTCTCAAAATAGAATTATCTGGAATTAATAACTCAAATATAAGTGCTGTAGATGCAACTCCTACAATAGCAGTTGATCCTATACCAACGACCAATCCAAAATCACCGCTATAATTCACTCCAGAATTAATTCTTTCTCTCAAAACAGGAGGTGGAGTCATCAAAACTTCGGGTACAGATGTATATCCAGTACCAGGACCAGTCATTGTAAGACCTGTAACTATACCAGCAGTGCTAATATATGCTCTAGCAGTTGCTCTAGCAGTACTTCCCATTCCAACAGGATTTCCAAGGATAACGACTGGATTGGTGGAATAACCTACTCCACCATCAGAAAGTGTAAGTGATGTAATCGATCCACCAGTAGATACTGTTGCAGTCGCAGAAGCAGCAACTCTACTATCTTGTGATACAATTACAATGTCATTTTGGAATGTAATTGAAATATCATTCTCATTACGAGTATCAAATAGCGGTCTTACACTTTCAACGTAAATTATAGTAGAACCAACACCAACAGATTGAATAACATTAGTATTTGGATAAACAGAAGCTTCATATAGAGGACGATCTTTAGAAACTCTCTTACCATCAAGAATAAAATCTTCAGTCTGTTTACACCAATTTACAGGTCGCTTAAGATTGAGATCATTAACATTTCCAGGACCAAAATATGGATTTGTTGATACAACATCAGTTGAATCAATAGACATCGCAATTCTTGGATCTTCCTGCAAATAACTCTTTTGTCCCGCAATTGGATCGTTAGTGATTTGTAAAGAATCGCCTCCTTTTATAGTTTCAAGAACATCAACATCAACAACATCAATAGACCCACTTCCTTTATAGAATAGAATACTTACCTTATCACCAGATTTGGGAGGTTCTCCAAAGATAATTGTACTTCCTCCAGGGAAAGTGTAACCTTCACCAGGAACCTGTAAGATATTATTATAGAATACAAGTAAAACATCTTGAATATTGATATTCGATCCTTTAGATGCTTTAATGGAAGTAACTACACTGTTAACTTCTAACTGGAAATCTGTTTTGGTTCCATTAAATTGATCACTAATATCATCAAGTGGTTGAAGTTGTCCTATACACCACCCAGCAAATTTATCTGTGTATATATTTTGAAGAGTTAAAGTAAATCGTTCAAATGATCCCAGTGATGTCGCATCTGTTGGAATTCCTGTAATACCACCCGTAGGAACTGTGAGACTCTCACTAAGTTTATATCCATATCCCGTATTTTTAAGTTCAAAATCAGAAACAGTAGAATCTGCGCTAACAACAATATCAACTTTAGCTTCTGTTCCTACTCCTGCGATTGTCGTAGCAACTCCATCTATTTGATAAACCAACGGTATATTTGAATAAGGAAGTGGACCATCAACCAAAACATCATATGTTTTTGTTGTAGAGAACCCAGTATTCGTATTTGTTATAGAACAAGACGTTGAAACATAACCATCCTTAATAGTACTAAATCCAATATGAGTTATTGCATTATTAGTAGTAAGATCAGTCACAACACCAATATTTACGACTCCAACTTGTGGAGCAATAACTTTAATCATAACAGGAGTACCAGCAGCAATTTCATATACGCTTGCACTAGAAACTCCAATAGTTACTGATGTATCGCCTATAGAAGTGATATTTGTTGGTTTGATATATGTACCAACTCCAATTGTACATGTACTACCATAACCAAGAAGTTGAAGAAGACCAAACACACTATTTTTATTATCAATAGTAATTTTATTAGTTGATGCAGCAGAAACAATAGTAGTATCAGTCAGAATTTCATAATTATAATTTGCTCTATATCCAGATCCAGTACTACCAATTGTAATTGCGGTTACTGTGCCACCAGTTCCAACTGTTATAGTTGCTCCCGCACCAATTAATGGTTGATAACCAGTTCCTTCAGAAGAACCTGTTGAAACAATAACACCACCAATTGGAAGATTTGATTTATTAACATCACCAGCAAGAGTCGCTTGTCCAAAAGAATCACTAAAGACTGCTGATGAAATACCAGCTTCCTGCTGCATTGTATAATCATTTGTGAGTCCAGGAATTTGGAAGATATCATTAATTAATATTACTCCATTTTCATCCTCCAATCCAGTTATATTAGAAGAATCCTGCGTCAAAGTAAATGTGGTTTCAGTTCCATTGAAATTATGTGAAATATCATCAAGTAAATAGTTTTTACTATAAGTTTCAGATGTACCACCAGGTGTTCCAGATCTTATAAAGGATCTTCCTTGGAAAACAGAACTAGTAGTAATTCCAGTCCAATCTCTAGAATCTGGTGCATTTGTGGTTGAAGAGAGTGGAATCTCGCCATATGGTGCTTCAACAAAGTTGAGAAGGTTATTAACAATATTATAATTTCCAGTTACCTTTTGAACTTGTGCTCCTGTACCATAACCAACTGCTACTGTACCTAACCAAGGCCTCTTAACACGAACTGCATTTGTTAAAGTTCCAAATCCAACGACCTGAACTTTCATAATTTCATCACCAATCTTTAATAGATCATTACCCGAAATTGATGTAATTCCTGCTAGATGAATAATATCTCCACTAGCATCGACATTGGTTGTTAAAGTAGTAGTTACTGATGATCCAACAACTGGTGATTGGAAATAGTTATCTAACGCAACTAAAACCTTTTCATTCTGATTAGTTGCGGTAAATGTATGCGTAGTACCGATTCCAACTCTACCAATATCCAATACTTCAGGAACAGTTTTTAATGCATTTTCGGCAGTTGATGCAAGTCTAATTTTATTAGTATCAATCTTAACAGCAAAAACGGAACTTGGTAACTTATCAGTAGATCCAATACTAGGTACTGTTGCTGTTACAATTCCAATATTTTCTGTTGTACCTGCTCCTGGTGTCGAATATACTAATTCCTCACCAGTAACAAAGAAGTGATTAGGAATAGTAATAGCATTTGGTACTTCTGGTGAAGGAACAGAATATTCGGGCAAAAAACGTCCTCTTTGCGTCATATAATTCCTACTAATTTCAGTTACATCCAATCCTCTATCTTTATAGACTCTTGCTATACCAATTGTACCATCCCAACCAGTACCAATAGATCCAGAATAAGTTCCAAGACGTACATTTGATAGTGTTGTTGCAACTGCAGTGGAATAAGAAGTGACATTATCTACACTTACAGTATCAACATAAAGATTACAAGCACCACCAATTCTATTAACCACATAATGATGCCAAGTGCCTAATGTTACTGTATTAGCAGCGGAAGTCATTTGACCACCACTTATCTCACCATTTATCTCCCACATTACTTTATAATCAGAATCGACATAAAGAATAAATTTATTATCAGGACTATACAATGTACTCCAACTACTAAGCAATGCGGATGGAGCACTAGCATCAGGTTGTGTTGTTAATTTAGCCCAGAATTCAAAAGTAAAGTCTCCACTAAAATCAAAATCAGAACCATCATCAATTATAGTACCATATTCACCATCTTGGAATCTAAAACCTAATGGTCTACCATCATCACCAATTTCAGGATCAATACAAGAACCACTACATGTTACAACAGCATTATTAGATTCAGCACTTGAATCAAACCAAGCTGTAGTAATTCCAGGATATCCACTATCTTGTAATGTTCTTCCATCTAAATGAAGGATCAAATCATCTAAAATTACATTTTCCTCATCAGAACCAATAATATTTCCATCAGATCCATCAAAATATCTTTCAAAAATTTGATATGTTTCATGCGTTAAGTTAAATGCTCTCATAATATCGGAATCTGTTCCAGAATAACCACCATATTGCGTATCAATCCATGCATTAGTGAAATCAATCTTAATTGGATTTTCAGCAGCGCCAGCATCATCTTCATATCGCATATAATTATAAAATGTTCTTACTTCTGCATCTATACTAGCATTTGGTGTAAACTTCAATGCTGTTACACCAGTAGTAGCGTTATAAGTAGCACCAAAGGTTCCAACGCCAGATGCATTACCAACACTAAGATTTCCCCATTCAGTCATATGAACATCATCACCAGTATCACATAGCATTAATTCAGAAATCTGAGTTACATTATTAGTCGTATCAGTAACTTGAGCAATAATATAAGCACCATCATAACGATCAGGATATTCTCCTACTGAATTTTCTGTTGGCGAACTAGAAGACGCGATAGAAACATATTCACTACCAATTAATGCATGGTTAAAGGCAAATGATCCAATTCCTGCTGTATTGCCCATACTGACTGTTACAGCATTAATAGAAGCGGCAGTGGCTACATTAGGAACAAAATCAATTACAACATTACTACCAGAGATATATGGATGGAATGTTCCAAGTCCAGATGCAGCATCAGATAGTTCATTTAAGTTTGTTAATCTACCATATTCCAGTAAATCTACGGTTGAACCATCATGTACCAAAGATAATTCATTAAATTCGTAATCACCATCAGAAGTTTTGAATTCAAAAAGAACTTTTGCTGAAGTGTAGGTATTAGCAATACTAACAAAACGAGTAGTTGAACCAGCTCCAACTCCTGTAGCAACTGCAGTACTTGCTGTTGATATTCTAACTCCACCAAATTGAGAAGATCCTGTTCCTACTACGAGATCATTTAAATTATATGATAAAGTAAAGACATTATAATCATTTACTGAATATTTGCTTGGATGGAAATAAATTACACCATCTGATCCATCGAGTCCATAATCAAAAGAACCCAAATTGGATACAGTTTCAACTCTTCCATACTGCTGCATATAACCAAATCCACTATCATCATGTAAAAGCGTCATAAGCATCATTTGACGCTCATAAGTATATCTTTTATCTTGAACATAAGTAATATACTTATGAGCGTTTGCATCAAGATTTGTAAAACGGGCAACCGTACTATATCTTGTTGCTCTTGGATTGCTATTAAAAGTCGAACTAAAGTCATCAATAGAAAGGACTCTATTACCAACAGATTCTGAATAATCGGTTAATATTTGACTTTGGAATACAATTTGATCAGAAAGTGTATTATTTTTATCGTTTTCTGTAACCAAATCAAAATTATAAACACAATTTACATCAGCAATATCATAGTAATCAACAACCATATCCATATGAGATTGAGTTGTTCCAATACCGACTTTAGCGCTGTTAATAGGTTCTGATTCAATTTGTAAATTCGAGAACTTTTTAAATCCTGCTGTGTGATTTAATGTACTTACTACATCATCCCATTTTTCAAGATCAACAGACGATTTAAGTGAATATGAGAACTTCTGATAATAATCTCCATCTTGAATTACTTGACTATTGAGATTTAAAAATCCTGTATTATCTTCCCATCCCGATTCAACTTTTGATTTTGCATCAAGGTTATATCTTGCTGTAAAATTCTTAGTTGAAGATACTATTCCTCTAGTTTTTGAAGATGTTCCTTCAATTACATTTCCAACGACAAAATCCTTATTTGTTTGAACTTTAAGATAACCAGTTATATTATCCCATTTTTCAACCGATCCAGTGATATTACTATCGTTTAAATCAATAACTCCTTCATCTTTTAAGAAATTTGTTGTTGTAAGTTTAGTCTCAAAAACTGGGAAATCTTTCTTTGGTATAATTCTACCTGAAGATCTTTCAGGATTAAATGTTCCTGGAAGTTCTCCAGAACCCAAATGTCCACTCATACTAAAGGTTACAAATCCAATACCACCAAGATTAGCATCAAGACCTGTTACTTCAAATAACTTATAATCATAAAGTTCTGTATTATAACCCTTTCCAGTATCAATAACCAGAACATCACCATTAGCAGCTGTAGAAGCAATACCAACGCTAACATTCTCAATCATGATTTCATCACCAATAGAGAATGGGAATGAATTTGCTGTACTAAATCCAGTAGCTAATGTAACAGTTACATCTTTAGTTGTAGCATTAAATCCAAGAGTACTAATTCCTACACCATTAGAATTTCTGGTTGGAAGTAATCTAGGTTCAACAGTATTAATTCCATATGTATTTTTAAGAATTTTAAGTTTGGTAGCTCCATTTTCAAAAGCCAAATCAACTTCTGATTTTAATTCACCACTTAGTCCATCAAAAACAATAACTTTAGGTGGAATTGGACCATAACCTCTACCAGCTGATGTAACTCCAATATTATCAAAAATAGCAAGATTATCAATCTTAATTATTTCAGGTAGTTTAGCAGTTGGTCTTAAAGTCTTATCATAAGGATAATCAAAACCAATATCTTTTAATTTCGTCTTTTTAATAACTCCAATACTCTTACTTTCAATATTAAGAACAGCATTTGAACCAATTCCAACTACTGTATCATTTTCCGTGGTTTTCTTTCCAATTCGATCAATTTTGGGCAATTTGTAGTAATTGGATCCACTATTATAGATTCTTAAATCAACAATTGATCCAATTCCTGAAGAAGAATTGGTTGAATATTTAATACTTGAATTGCTTTGAGTATATGATAGATTCTCAGGAACTTCAGGAATATAGTAAGTAAATGTATTTGTCGCGCCAATAGAAATAATATACTCTCCACTATACATACTCTCAACTATTTCTATTTCATTATTTGCATGTACTTCACTATCAATACTAATATCAAGTTTCTCATTTGGAAGTTGATCAGTTTGAATTGGGACTAGATTGTAATAAAGTTTACTTGGAATTGTAGAATCAACAAATAAAGTAACTTGACCATCAACTCCAATTGTTCCGGACTTAATTGCATCAAAAGTAGATGAATCTCTTACTTTATGGAACACTCTTTCTTGATCAGCATCCATAAAGAATTCAAATGTAAATGCAGGATATTGAATAGCATTCTTTGTATAAACAAGTGAAGAATCTGAAAGATCAAAAACAACCGGAGCATCTTTATAAAGATTAATCTGTGGATTTACTGGAGATAAAAAAGAATTTGTTGCGCTTGTAATATCAACAATAGTAGGAACAGGGCTTACTGAATCATAATGTGATTCTGATAATTTAATAGTATCCTTATTAACAATTACTACATAATAACACTTCTCATTTGTAAGTCCTCCTGCAGGAGTAGACGCATTATAAATTAACTTCTGACCTAACTCAAACTTATGATCTGAAACTGTAATCTCATTAGTAGTAACATTTATTGCGCTTGCATCAATTGTCTTTTTATCAATTACAAGTTTCCTATTATAATCATTATAAGAAACATTAATATAAGTTGAAGCTGATGGTTTTACATCAACAAAAACAGTATCTGAGATATCAAGTCCGTGTGTTGTTGCAGTAGCAACGGTTATTGTATTCTTATAGGATGATACAGTAACCACATTTGGATAATTTGTCTTAAAGCTATGATAATTTCCTGTTCCTAATCCAGTATAATAGAGTAATCCTAAAGATTCGGTTGTTGCTCCAATTCCAGCAAATGTACCTGTAGATGCTAACCCAACTCTTACTGTTGAAAGTCCGATTAAATCATCACTTACTTTAGCAACATAGAGTTTTTGTTGATCGCTTAAGGTTAAAGCAGCAGATCCATTAGTAGAAACACCAATAACAGATCCATTATTTACATTATAAACTAATTCATCATTACTCTCTAATTCATGTTTTGGTAAGTAGAGTGTTTGTGTTGGAATATATTTCTGCGTAATTCCTGCACCAGGATTGGAAAATGATAGTGTAGATCCAATACCAACACCTATTCCAAGAGTTTCTGCTGGATTAAAATACAATTCTCTATTAAGTCTAAAATCGAAAGCTGTTTTAAGACCAACTTTAGAGGTAAATCTTCTTGGAACCTCATAAAGGATTGTTGTTGCCGTATGTGCAACACCAGTAGTCCCTTCCGCTTCTCTTAGAACTCTAAGTCTCTTAGATACGTTATCAATACTCAGAACTTTAACTTTTTCAGAATTAGATCCTATACCAACCGTTAAAATATTATTTTCTTTAATAATATTTGAATCTAAATTACCATAAACAGAAAAGTATGTAACTATTCCTGTTGCAGCGGGTGTTCCCACATCAGCAGTTAAAACATGTGTTGATGTATTAATTCCAATATTATAAGTACCTGAGAGTTTTGTGGCTGTTGTACTTAATCCAGAAATTGTAATTAATTCAATATTTAAAAGATCATGTGGCGATGATGCATAAAAAGCATACGTACCAGGAGTTTCAGTAGATACTACTTCAATACCATTTATTGCTGTAGTTGCGCAACTGATGGATGTAACATCTTTACCACCAACTTTAGATACTTTTACATCCGCACCATAACCACTTGTACCATTATTATTAAAGACAATATTATCATTTACTCTATAATTGGTTCCGCCAGTAACAATTCCAATAGAATCTATTACTCCTGGAGCAGCAAAAGAAATATCAGATATTTGAGTATTTTTTAACTTATAAGGAAGAGTCAAATACTTATAAGAATTTGTTTTACTTAAGAAATTATATACATTAGTATTTCTAAGCCAATCACTTTCTTGAATATCATATTCATCTTGATTTGATCCCTTTACAAAATTGAAGGAATTTGGTTTTGAATGATACTTATCTCCAATTAAATATGGAAATACTGGTCTCTTATAATTTACAAATACACCACTTGAGTCAGCAAGCTGATCATTAATAGTAGCAAAATAAGCATATGTTCCATTTGGAAATTCTGGAGTTACACAGAATCTTCCATTATTTTCATCAAGAACAGAATCACTTGAAGAAAAAACATGTACATAATCCTCTACAAAAAATCCTTCTTTGTAGACGCTAATAGGAGGTCTATTTTCTCGAATGCTTAACTTATATCCGGAAAGCATTTGTGTAACAACACCGCCAGAAATCTTAGAGTATCCATAAGGACCATAAATTGGATTTCCATCATATGCCCATCCAATAATAGGGGAATGTTGTTTTGATTCAGTCTCAGACCCATT